CGGCGTTTGATAGAATCAACGTTCGTAGATTATTCATCTTCCTTGAAGATGCCATTTCTGCTGCAGCAAAAGATCAACTCTTTGAATTCAACGATGAGATTACAAGAAGTAATTTTGTGAATATCGTTGAACCTTTCCTACGTGATGTTCAAGCGAAGAGAGGTATTCAAGATTATGTTGTTATTTGTGACGAAACGAATAACACAGCTGCTGTCATTGATGCCAATGAATTTATAGCAGATATATACATTAAGCCAGCACGTTCTATCAACTTCATCGGTCTAACCTTTGTTGCTACCAGAACTGGTGTTGCCTTTGAAGAAGTTATCGGTAACGTTTAATAGAGGTTTAAAAAATGCCAAGCCGCATACAACAAAACAACATTCCGTTAAGGAAGATTAGTGATTTCAAAAGCAGACTAGCTGGTGGTGGTGCTAGGCCGAATCTCTTTGAGGTTGAGCTAGCATTTCCAAATGCAGTTGCTATAGATAATGACGTATTACAAAAATCCAGATTTTTGGTGAAAGCAGCAGCACTTCCTGCTTCAACAGTCGCACCAATCGAAGTACCTTTTAGAGGTCGTATTTTAAAGATTGCTGGAGATAGAACATTTGAAACATGGACTATTACAGTTATTAATGATACAGATTTTGCGATTCGTTCTTCTTTTGAAAAATGGATGAATGTCATCAACAAGATGGAAGATGCATCAGGACTTCAAGCTCCTGATACTTATCAGAAAGATGCTGTAGTTCATCAGTTAGATCGTGATGGTAGTATCCTAAGATCTTATAAGATGTGGGATATTTGGCCAACAAATATTTCAACCATAGATCTAAACTATGAAACTGTAGATACAGTAGAAGACTTTACCGTAGAAATGCAAGTCCACTGGTGGGAGGCTTATAAAGGTACTTCTCCTGCGGCTGGCGGTGAAGATATCAAATAAATAACTAAAGCACAGATTAACGGATTTATAATATGGCTGGTTCCAGACTCTTTGGTTTCTCAATTGAAAAAGAAAAGAAATCCCCTTCTGTAATATCCCCCGTTCCTCAAAATAATGAGGACGGGGTTGATAATTATATAAGTAGCGGATTTTATGGTGCTTATGTAGACATGGAAGGTGTCTACAAAAGTGAATTCGACATGATAAGAAAATATCGGGAGATGGCATTGCATCCAGAATGCGATACAGCTGTTGAAGATATTATCAATGAAGCTATTGTTAGTGATCTATATGATTCTCCTATTGAGATTGAGTTATCTAACTTAAATGCAAGTGATAAACTCAAAAAAGTAATTAGAGAAGAGTTTAGAAATATAAAAGACATCATGGATTTTGATAAAAAATCGCATGAAATACTCCGAAACTGGTATGTAGACGGTAGATTGTACTATTTTAAGGCAATTGATACTAAAAAACCAGAAGAAGGGATAAAAGAGATTAGATACATTGACCCCATGAAAATGAGGTTTGTGAGACAGGAGAAGAAAAATAAGAATGATTATATGAATTTGAAATCTGGTAATCCTAATGATCAGCAGAAGGTAATGAACCCTGAGATCGAGGAATACTTTATGTACACTCCAAAAGCAAATTATCCTTCAGGGATGATTTCAGGAGCTGGTGGTAATAAAGGAATAAAGATTGCAAAGGATTCTATCACTTATGTCACTTCTGGTTTAGTAGATAGGAATAAAGGAACTGTTCTTTCATATCTCCATAAAGCAATTAAGTCACTTAATCAACTTAGAATGATTGAGGATAGTCTTGTTATTTACAGATTATCAAGAGCACCAGAAAGAAGAATATTCTATATTGATGTTGGTAATCTTCCTAAGATAAAAGCAGAGCAATATCTTAGAGAGGTAATGAGTCGTTATAGAAATAAACTTGTCTATAATGCTGATACTGGTGAAGTTAGAGATGATCGTAAGTTCATGTCTATGATGGAAGATTTCTGGTTACCACGTAGAGAAGGTGGTCGTGGAACTGAAATCACAACTTTACCTGGTGGACAAAATCTTGGAGAACTTTCTGATATTGAATATTTCCAAAAGAAACTTTATAGATCTCTTGGTGTTCCTGAATCTAGGATTGCTAATGAAGGTGGATTCAATTTAGGACGTTCATCAGAAATCTTGAGAGATGAACTTAAGTTTTCTAAGTTTGTAGGACGTTTAAGAAAACGTTTTGCTCATATGTTTACAGATATGCTTAAGACTCAATTGATTCTTAAAAATATTGTAACACCAGAAGATTGGGAAACAATCAGTGAGCATATTCAATATGATTTCATTTATGATAATCAGTTTGCTGAACTTAAAGAAACTGAAATGATGAATGAGAGATTAGGAACTCTTGCTACAATCGAACCTTATATTGGAAAGTATTATTCTAGTCAATGGGTTAGAAAAAATGTTTTACGTCAAACTGATAGTGAAATAATTGAGCAGGATGAACAAATCGAAAATGAAATCAAAGATGGTATTATACCTGATCCTGCTACTATAGATCCTATAACTGGAGAACCTCTACCAGCAGAAGGTGAGATTCCAATGGATCCTGAAATTGATAGTGGGGTAACTAACGCTCAGTTACAAAAAGATACCAAAACGGCAGAGATATAAATAAAGAATAGGATTATATTTATTTTTCATGGAAGAAATTGTCAATTTGATTGCTACTGATAAAGCAGCTGCTGATATTAGTGACAGTATTAAAGATGCCTTATATGCTAAGGCAGCTACAAAAATAGATGCACTAAAACCAGAAATTGCGTTATCAGTATTTGACCAACCAAGTGAACCCGAAACTGTAGAAACCCCTGAGGATCAAGAATAATGTCGAACAATACTCTTATTTTGAGCCAAGAAGTTGTTATTGCTGCTGGTATTGGAAATAGTTCCACTGTCGGTAAAGCAACTTTGGTTAGAGTCTATAATGATTCTGGTGGTGTAAACGTAATACATGTGGTTGATTCATCAGGAGATAATAAATTTTCTGGTATTGGTTCCATAAGTATAGCAAATGGTGGTACTGAATATATTGAAAAACCAGCTGATTACAACATTTACGGTAAAGCCGCATTTAGAGCAGCAAAAGTAGGATTTACAAACTAAGAAAATGAAACTCATTACTGAAGAAATTTCAAGCGTTAAATTTATCACCGAAGGAAAAGGTGCTAAAAAGAAAATGTATATTGAAGGAGTTTTCCTTCAAGGTGAAATAAAAAATCGTAATGGAAGAATGTATCCTGTCACAACTCTTGCAAAAGAAGTTGGTAGATATAATGAGTCTTTTGTTCAAAAAGGACGTGCTCTTGGTGAGTTGGGACATCCAGATGGTCCAACTGTAAACCTTGATAGGGTTTCTCATAAAATTGTTCGTCTTGAGCAAAAAGGAAATAACTTTATCGGTAAGGCACAACTTCTTGAAACACCTATGGGTAAGATTGCAAAATCTCTTATATCAGAAGGTGTAACACTTGGTGTTTCTTCTCGTGGAGTTGGTTCTATCAGAGAAGACCGTAGTGGTTGTAAAGTTGTTGGCGAAGATTTTATGCTGGCAACTGCTGATATTGTTGCAGATCCATCTGCACCTGATGCTTTTGTATCAGGAATCATGGAAGGAAAAGAATGGGTTTGGGATGGTGGTGTTCTTCGTGAACAACATGCTCAAACAATTAAGGATAAAATAAACTCCTTAGGAGGAACTGGTAGATTAGAAGAGCATAAGTTGAATTTATTCAACGATTTCTTATCAAATCTATAAGTTCTATAAATAAATACAGATTTATATTAAAAATATAAAACATGTCCGTTGGTAACGAATTACAAGAAATGGAAAACGTAGTAAACAAAAATGCTGCACCTGCTGAACCAATGCATAAAGGTCCACAAGGAGCTGCGACTCCTGGACAAGCAGAGGTTGAAGATTTGGGTGGCCCTACTCCAGAAAATTACAAGGTTGATGATAATTCAGCTAAGTTAAACACACCTGGAAA